CGTGTTTTTTTTTTTTTTTCACTCGCTTGAAGTTGATGTGTTCGTTGGTCGACTACTCACACCAAGTGGGATGCACTGTTGATGCCTCTACACGTCACGCGCTAAGAGGGCTTCGATGGTCTGACCACCGAGTTTCGTCACCGGAGGTGGACTCTTGGAATGGCCGCGCCCGCGTTTATCGACGTACGTGTACTGGTCCAAAAACCCGATACACGTATCAGCGACACGGCCATACTCGTACATGAGATCCTCATAACCAATCCCATACACGTCCCGGAGGAAGTCCGAGAACGAGTCAACGTCCAGAGGATCGCTCTCCTCCACTGCGCGCGTGATGTTCTCAACGCCCCCCATTTCGTTCATCTTTGTGAGTCGAACGTCGAAATGGGGCTTGTCAGACATAAGGCGCCCTGCCTGCAGCAACAGCTCTCGTATTCCAGGCACGTACCGGTGCTCATACGCGGCAGAGAGATACTTCCCTGCCATGTAATCACGGTCACTCACCTGCGTGTTACGGTTGGCACGCAGGTTGATCTTGGCCAGTACGCGGCCGAACTGGGGAACGGGACGAGTTCTCACCTTGTCGGATACATAGCGCTTCCTGTAGAAGGTGCCATGATGCCTCGACTCTGCCTTGAAGACCTTGGCTTCCATACCGCTGCTAGCAACCACAGCAGGTATGACCTTGACCATCTTCTCAGCATCACCGGGGGCTGCTATCCCTAGAAAATCGTCCCCGCCATGAATGTGCGTGCTTTTGGTGACGCCTGCCTCTAGAGCGCAGGCGAGCAGTTGCACTGCCCCAACGTACGAGTTGCCGGTGGTGGTGGTGGTCTCACCCGACCACCGCTGACCCTTGACAGTAGCCTCGATGCCATACCGAGTCCACACTCTAACCTGTACGTTGCGCGCGAACTCGCGCACAAACCATGCCGGAGCCCCATGCTTCGCGTAGAACATCGCCTCATACTTGCGAAATCCCGCGCTCTGTGACCCGTCGTTGTTACTGAAGTCGCTCTCAATGATCTCTCCTGGTGCC